CATTTTTTTTATTTGATTTACTATATAAATATGTACAGATTTAAAAAAATCTCTTTTTTAATATTAGAAAAGACGATTTTTTCTCGTTTATTGGTTATCTTTTAAGGAAAGTGTCTAGGTTACCCATTAATTTTTTCATTCTATCATCTATTGTGGATCTTTCTTCAACAGTTTCGTTAAATTTATCCTTGTCAGCAATATCCTGAAAAACATAAGCACCCGGAGTTGATGGTGATGATACTAAATCAAAACAAACTAGTTCAAAATCTTCTTGTACAATGTTTTGTCCCTTTATTTGTTTTAATGATCCAACACCTCTTGATGAAATACCTAGTGTAACACCGTTTAAAAGTAACATTGCGGCTTGATCACCTTTACAGCTAACAATACCCATTTTCTTCCAACCTGGTGATGTTAATATTTTAATCTTACCCATTAAAGTTTTACCATCCCACCATGTTTCTGTAATTGTGTGGGAAACTCTATCTAAGTCAATAAGTGATGACGATGGGTGATTAAGTTCGTTAAGAGCCGAACCTTTTTTGATTATTTGTTGATACTTCTCATTTTCTCTTTTAAGTAACATTTCAGGATAGATCCTTCCGTTCTTATTAGGAGTATCATATTTTTGCAAAACAGCATACAGAATAAGGTCTTGATCAGTATCCTTATTCTGTATTTCTGTTATTATATTTTTGTTTTTTAATTCTTCTGGTGATATATGTCCTGCGTCATACTCAATCAAAATCCCTCTTCCAGATTCATTAGGTCCTAATACTTTCATTTATGATATATTAATATACCATATAAATACAAGGATATTTAAATCAAATCTTAGTTTTGTTAAAATTGAATAGTGTTTTATCAGCTAAACATGTATCTATTGACTCATGGATAAACTTTTTAAGTAAATTTTTAATAGAATTACCTTTAACATCAAAGAATTTATCTACAAATAAGGTTATTTCTAGATTCATGAACGATCGTTTATTTAGCTTTATCCCTTTGGTTCTAATATCCAGGTCAACAATACTTTCTTTCTTAAAATTTTCACCTAAGTTATATTCTCTAATAAAATCTTTTATCTTCTTTCTTGTCCTGGAGATTGTTTTATCAAAATCTTCATTTTCATTATCAGGTTCTACCCATGCGTTCATTTTTACATAAACGGTTTTTAGATTCTTAAAATCTACTGTTCCATAACCAACTTTAACATCCTTGTGGTCTCCTAATGGAATATATTTTCCAATTTTCATTAACTTTTTTCATAATTTTATTTATATTATGGTGATAAAGTAAAAAATAAGAAAAAATTATTAATTTTCCAAAAAATTAAATAAAAATATTTATAAGTTATGATAATAATTGATATGAAAAAAGAAAAGAGCATTGAAAGTGCTCTTAAGAGTTACAAAAGTAAAGTTCAGAGAACTAAGCAAATTCAGCAATTAAGAGAAAGACAAGAATTTGTTAAACCTTCAGTTAAAAGAAGAGCTGAGGTGTTAAAAGCTGTTTATGTGGAAAAACTAAAAAATGGTCTGAATTAATCAAGACCATTTTTTAATTGTGTTAATCTGTAATAGTTGTATTTTGATGGTTCCATTGTGGTAACTTCATTCTTAACTGATTGAAGCTTGTTACCTAAATCCCCGTCTTTAGATTCTGATAAAATATTCTCTACTTTATTTAAAATAGTTTCTTTTAATTCTTTAGTTTTTGTAACTAAATCTTCACCATTTAAATCTAATATATTTTTAAGTTGTTCTTTATCTTCCTGAGTTAATGTATTCTCATACAGATTGTTAAAATTATTTACAAGAACAGCGTGTAACAAGTTTTCATTTGCTGTATATGTTGTGTTTTCTACAATACTTTCTACAGACTTCTTTTTTGTTAAATGTTCTACTAATTTCTTTTTTGCTACAATCTTCTTTTCTAGATTTAATAATGAATCTTCAACACCTAATTGATCTAACGCTTCGTATAATTCATTTGATACAACTTCAATATCACCCAATTTTTTATCTAATGATTCACAAAATGTGTTTAAACCTTTAACTTGTTGTTTTGCCATAGTATCAATACCTTCAACATACAATTTAGCAGTTTCCTTATCTTCAATATATTTGTTCTCTATCTCCTCATAGAAAAGATACATTTCTTTAAATTCCTTATTTTCAACAATAGTCTTTAATATGTTTTTCATCTCAGACTTATTGCTAGAACCGTATGATTCTGTTAACTTCTTTAAAAGTTTAGTTTTTATAACCCCAATTTTGCTCATTGTTATTGGTTTAATATATCGTTTAATTTATTCTCTATTTCATAAATATTCTTTTGTGCCTTTTCAAGATCAAATAAATCATTGATTTCTTGAGATTCACCCAGAATGTTATTTATTTTTCTAAATTTCTTTTCTTCACTTAATGGCTCAGATGCTTCCCCACCTGATGGTGGTGGTGATGGCGCTGAAGATGACATACCGCCTAACGCCCCTTCTTCCCCACCTTCTGGTGCTTGTGCTTCTATTTTAGCTCTCTCATCTTCTGGTATACCATACTTACTATCCACTTCATCAAATACACCAGATCTTCTAATAATCTGTGCTGTGTTTTGTAATTCAGCACCCATTGCTCTCTCAAGACGTTGTTGTTGTAAATCTAACAACACTTCATTATCACTCATACCAAGAATGTTTTTCTTAGCCCATGTATGTGATACTGGCAAGATACCAACTTGTGATTGATCCGATGTTGCGTCTTTATAAAGTGTAACCTTTTCCTTCCATTGTTCAATCTTTAATAAATCTGATTGAGATGATGGATTAGTTAATCCTAATGTAAAGTTCTCTAATTCATCTTCTAACCCTAAAAGATATAAGTGAATTAAAGCTATTTTATTTAACTCTTGTACTAATGACTTTTGTATTCTATTGATTGTTCTTGCAAAACGAATATCCATTAACGCAAGGTTCTTTCCATCACCAACAACTTCTTCAAAACCTAAGAACGCCTTAGGAATACGAAGAGCTGCTAATAATTTCTTTTGAATATATTCAATATCAGCAATCTCACCTAAATTTTGTGCACCAGCTAAAGTCTCGATAGGACTTGGTGCTGCTGGATCACGAACAGGTATGAAATAATCTTGGTCTACAGCCATCTGATTGTATCTCATATCCACTTGACCATTTCTACTATCAACTACCTGATCTCTTTTAAATTTATTTGCTACACGTTGTACGTATGGTTCGATATCTTTATCGTCCATGTTTCCAACAAATATTTTGAATACGCGTCTTTCTGGTGCTCTTGATGTTCTGTAAATTAACATAGCATCTTCAGCAAGTAAAAGTTGCTTCCAAATTCTTCTGATCTTATCTAGCATAGATGTACCATATGGTAACTTTCTATCATCACCTAGTAATCTAAAGTGTGCTAATTCCCAAGACTGGAACTCCATGTCTTTATTTTTCCACGCAAATCGCAATTCGCGAATTGGTGATTTTATATCACCAGCGTTAGGTGTTCTTGTTTGTGCACCCTCAATTCTTTCTATTTCAATATTAGGTAATTGTTGACAACCGACAATACCTCTTTCTGGATCACTTTTTAAATAAACAAAGTTATCACCATACTTACATACGTTTCTAGCCCACATTTGTAGGTTAGTATTAATATCTAATCTATTTTCAAATAAATCTATTAATACATTCTTAACTCTTTTAGATTCAGAATAAACATTTAAAATATATCCTTTCTCTGACATAGTTGTTGACTCTTCAGCATAGATATCTAACGCTGCGGATACTTCTGGAGTAAACTCCATAGACTCATAGTCATAATAAGCTGCAAGTCTGTTTGGTTCATAATATACCGATTGGTTATATAATGAATTATCCAGCTTGGCCCATTTGTCAAAAAGGAACTGTGATTGTTGTGCTTGTAATTTTGCTTTCTCAAATTCAACCGGATCATCAGTTTTCAATAACTCTTCTCTTGAAAAGTTAAATGACGGTGGATTTTGTGCCCCGCTGTTTTGAAAACCAAATATCTTGGTTAATTTCTGAAAAACTGTCAAATCTTGATTCGCCATACTATATAAATACTATTGTATTTAATCTAATCAAATTTTATGTTATTATAAAGCCTTTTTATTTGTACCGAACAACCAGTTATACTGCTGATATTGTTCTTTTGCTGGTGTGGAGCTACTACTACTCTTAGCATATGGTGAACTATCAATTTGCATCATCCCCACCTGGTCAAAACTGGTACCATATGAGTATGTCTCTGTTTGTGGTGCTTGATATGTCCTTTCTGACATTACCCAAGACTCTAACATGGCTTTATTCTGTTGTTCGTTTCTAGTTAATTGTGTGAAAGATATATCACCAGCATACAATGCTATTGCAATACTCATAATTGAGTCATCGTGTGCACCTTTCATGTGATTTGGCTTACCATTGATATAAACGAATGTATTAAGTTCATTTAATAACCTATTTGACCTAACAACAAAATCATGTCTTAGCTGTTCTTCAAAACAAGCAACGATCTGTGTTCTTTTATTGTTGAAGTTAATACCTGGTATTTTCTCCATTGCTTTGGCGTTATATTCCCAAACATTTTTTGTATTAATACCATCAATGAATAAATTTTTATAATTCATCTCCTGCAGCTTTCTAGATGTTGCTACACCCATACCTCCAGTAATATCAATAACAATAAACGCATCATATAAAATTCCCCACTTATATGCTACTGACGCTAAATCATCTGGTGGCATCTTACCAATATATTCTAATACTTGTTCTCTGGTATCAAAGTCAACAATATTAATTGCTGAAAAGTCATCACTATCACCTCTACTAACATCGACACCCATTATGTAACGATGACCCTGCTCTGGTTCACACCATTGCCACAGTGTACCTTGCATATACTTTTCTTTTGGCGGTTTAACCATAGTTTTGGCAATCCTCTCCATTGTTTCATTTGGAATAACACTGTCTCCAGATCCCAAGAAGTCACATTCAAGCTCCTGTGCAATTTTTCTTTTATCATACTTGAATTTTTTAGACATGGATTCAAACCAACTCGAATATGGTTGATATCCTTGATCCATATATTCAGTATATTTCATTAGATCATATTCAGGATCTTTTAATGTGATCTCATCATCATTATATTGTTCTCTATTTAACATATAATGAACAATATCCGGAACCTTTAACCAAATTAAATCCTTTGTATATCTAGGATCTTTAAACCATCTTAAATCCGTAATATGGAAGTCATTAATACCTCTAACAGCTTGCTCGTACACACCATAATAAATTGGATCATAACCGTTTGGTGTTGAAATTAATATAATCTTACCACCGGTAGACAAAGAGGCCATAGAAGCCGCCCAGAAGTCTTCACCAGCCTCAATATACGCAGCCTCGTCAAACACAAGTACTGTAGGTGTGAAACCACGAAGAGCGTCCGCAGATGTTGCTACGGCTTTTACTTCAGATCCGTTATTTAATCTAAATCTACTTTCTGAGTTTTTATCAGGTGAGAATCCAACATTTAACCATTCTGGCCATTGATCTAGAAAATGACGAACTTTATTCGCCATCTCAATTGCTGTATCTCTTTTGTTAGCAATAATCAAAACCCTTTCAGGATTTTCCGGTTTCGCTAGTTGTAATTTTTTTGATAACCATGCTGCTGTTACTGTAGTAACACCGGCTTGTCTATATTTTCTAGTAATATTTTCATTATATGTTTCATAATCTTTTAACAACTGTATTTGATCAGGAAACAATTCTAACGGCACAAATTTCTTTTGT